GGTAAAATTCGCATCCCCGTCGGCAAGGTAACTCGTGACAGTAGTGATAGCTACGGCCAGGGAGTTCTTCAGGGTGCTGTTGACGATCGTAATATTGCTGGCCTCTGGAGTGATCCCAACCAAAACGAATTGGAGAGATTCTTGAGCGAGGCTGCCTTGAGCCGTAATCATTCCCGCACCAGTGAGAGCGTTCAAAGCATTCTGAATCTGGGAGGTCGTTGCGTTCCACTGAATAACTGCCGTGAGGTTCCCACCGTAGCTCAATTGGAATTGCCCGCTCGCTGGAATATCCGAAAGAGTTATCTCCTCTTGGGTCCATTGCGCGAACGCCGCCATTCCAGCCAGAGCACCGATGTGCGCCATAGCCTTGGGTTGGGTGTTGAATTGAATGATCAACAGGTTCTGGTAGTACTGGACTAAATCAGCAACAGCCATTAGGTCACCGTGATAGTTGCAGTCGCAACGTTACTCAAGGAGTCCGTCACCTGGACCACATCGGTCCCGGCAGCTCCAGAGGTGTAAAGCCCGGTTGAGGCATTGATCGAACCCCCTCCGGATACCAACGCATAACTGAAAACACCCTTACCACCGATAGGCGCGAACTGGAGGGTATTGCCTCCGTGGACCACGCTCGCGGTCGAAGGGTTCATCAGAACTAAATTCAGGATAGAAACGGTCAGATTGGTGAAGCGTCCATTTGCTGCTGTCGGCGTGAGAGATGGGAAATAAGTCCCTGCCAATGCCGTCGAGAAACCAATGCTGTCTGGATCCCCTGCCACGATTGCATTGCCCGTGACAAAGGTGTTCGGGTCGATCTGCTGCACCAGCGTCGATAGCTGGGTAATGTCCACTTCCTGGCCCACCGCTGGGTTCAGAAGCCCCGGAAGCTGCGCAATGATCAGAGCGATATTTGGTTGGAGTGTTGGATTCCTCGGAGTGACCGCGAACTGAGCCCAAAGGTTCTGCTGCACGACGATATCCCATTTCACCAGGAAAGGGCTTCCGTCGATCTGCGTAATGATCTGGAATTGATTTCCGAGCATCCCCGCGCCTGTACCCCTCTTCGTGTAGATCGCGTTCGCCACAGCCGTAGACAGAGCGGATCCGGTGGAAGCAGGAGGGGTCGCATCGACCACTACCCAAATCGTATGACCTGGAATCCCTGCCGGCACGTAAGGGGGGATATTGGTCGAGACGTTTGGAGCGGTGGATCCGGTGCTCAAAGCGTTCGAATTATTCTCGTAAATTTGAACGGACGTGACTCCTGGGATGTTCCGGAGAGCGGCGTAAGCAGAGGCCAACCAACCCTGTCCACCAAGGGCCACGGATTGAGCACGACGTAACTTTAAAGCTACATCGGTTTCTTCCGCAGTTCCGATAGTAGCGGCCACAGTCGGGTTGTTGACTGAACTGACACCTAAAACGATCGTGACTGGCTGGTTCACGGTGTTCGGAGCAGGGTTCAATATACCCGCGTTGAGCGCTTCGAAGTTGACCGTGAAGGTTCCTGCAGCGACGGGATTCTGGGTGACTTGAAGCTCATACTGATTCCCGTTAGCGTCTTGGATCGTATAAGGGTTATTCGGAAAGAGATCGAGCCCCTGGAGAGTGCAGGCCTTCGTGACGGTGACTGCGATCGGAACGACGGTGAAGGACCCTGGAAGGCGTTTGATTCCGTTGTAAGCGACGCGAGAGTCGAGAATGACGCCAATAGCAGCATCCACGTCGAAACTGTTGTAAATCTGGGTCATCAGGTCGGAGTTATCGAGGACCACCTGAATGAAGATGTTGATGGCCTGGTTATCCGCAGAGCTCGAGTCCTGCTGACTGATATCGACGCCATAAATCGCAAGCCAAGCGGCCTGGAAGATCCCATAGAGATCTTGGTAGCTTTGAGTCGTTAGGCCAGTGGCTGTTAAAGCGTTTACACCCATAATTTACTCCAGAATCAGTCCGCTGCCGGACTCATCGGTTAACACGGAGCCTGACTCAGTGAGCAAGTACGTCGTGGCGTTGACAGTGACGGTGCTTGAGACGGGCAACGGCGAAGATACTACGTTGACGTTGTATTGAATAGTGAGCAAGCGAGTCTCGCGGTTCAAAACGATCGATAGCTGGTTCAAACGGGAAACCCCTGGTGTGTTAATGATTACCGCTGACACGGCGAGGTTCAATCCCACTTGGTCCTTCGAACCCATGAAGAAGAACCAGTTCACTCCGTCTTGCGTGGAGAAAAAACAATCTCCGAGAATGGAGTACAGCCGAGTCACGATGTTCTGTTGAATAGCGTTCGTGGCCTGGAGGTAGTTCAAACGTCCTGATCCCCCGGTCCAATCCCCGGTGGCAGTCAGAGCCCGGACAGGCTGTGGTGTTGGGTTTGGATTGACGCTCATTCTAAAAGTTCTCCGAGTTGAGTGTTGATCTCAGTAAGCTGCACCCCTATTGCTACCAGAGTTGGTGCCGGCACAGGATCATTTGTAGGGCCACCCAAAATAGTACCCACTGCTGAGTTGATCGCCTGGATCGCAGATAGCATCGCGTTAACTTGAGTCATCAAGTTACCGAGAATGGTTCCGAGGGTTCCGTCTTCATTGGATATCAGGACCTGCGTTTCGCTCACCCCGAGCTGCACCGTTCCATCCGGACTTTGAAGCAACATATGGGAGTCGTCGTAAACATCCGGAATGTTCGTCTGTGGTCGCAAACCCGGGAGAGCCATTGCATCTTCGAAGGCGTGCAGACGGTTTGAGTTCAGCGGAAGGCTCTGCCCAGAGTGGATCCAAGCATCCAGAGCCCGGTCATTGAAAAGAATGACGCAGCTATCACCCTCTGCGATCGGAGCGGTCATGATGAACCCGCCACCTTGAGGAAGGATCACGGGACACGACACCAAGGTAGGGTAATCGATCGACACAGGCCCGATCACTCCCGTGACGGGATCAGGACGATAGAACGTCATCGGGTAGTTGATTTTCGCTTCTACAGTCAGGGTTTCCGGGTCGAAGGATTGAATGGTTGCAACGGCATGACAGTTCAATTGAAGCAAGGTCGCGCGAACGGTTCTGTCCAGAGTCGTTCTCAGACATGGATCAAACTGAAGCTGATTCAGTGGAGCCGCTTGAGCCTGGGTGGTCATGTATTCACCGTGTTAAATTGGATGCCGCCAGTTAATTTTAGCGTAGTGATGGCTTCACCGCAAATAGCTCCCGAAATGGTGCCGCGATGATGGATGCCAATGACCTTGTAGACGTTCGAATCCGTCTTGGGTCTTATCCCTCTGAAGTCCTGGCTCTTTACCTGGACGAGCTGGCTCATTCGGAAGGTTGGATCGAACAAAACGTCCACCACGACAAACTGCTGGGCTTCAATGCGCGGGGTTCCAAGTAGACCTGATTGCGCGGAAATAACAGGAGTAGAACCCGGGAGAGCTTCGTTATCCCGAAGGCAGTACGCGACTCCATTGTCGACATAGAAAGCTCCAGGCCAGTTCTCCTTCAATATCTTCGCTATGTTTCCGCTGGTCGAGGTATCCCGATAGGAAACGTTCGTGAAGGCTCCCACAGCACCCACAGAGACACCGTCTAGGCCCCCCAACAGCGCTTTAATCTTATCTTGGTCCGTCGTTCCGGACGCGAAGATGGTGTTGATCATGGAGTTCTGAAACGCGAATCCGCCGTCGAAGGAATCAATCTGCGTGATGAAGTCCACCCCTTGACGGTAGGAAGCAGCCTCTCGCACGTTCCCGTTAAAGATCACGGGGAGGGTCATTGCAGCGGATCCACCCCACGGTGACTGATAACCGGCCTGCAATTGAACCTGGCGATAGAATCCACCTTGGTTTTGGAGATGGAAGATCTCTCCTCGAGTGCCTGGAGCGAGATTATAAACTCGGATCGATGAAGTATTTGCAGCAGCGAGAATGTCCCTGTTGATATCGAAATCGATCGTCAGAGGGAGTTCGACCTGCAGGAATCCTGGGGTCGTTGGAGTAATCACCGTGGACGTGAACTGGTTGTTCTGCGTCGGGAAGACCTCTTCCTTTTGCTGGATATAAAGCGAGTAAGCTAACCCGAATTTAACCGCCACTTAAGAACTCCGAATAGGCCTCACATTCGGCCTGGCTCAATAAATAAATCTGGCACCCGTTGGAGTCGGTCAAGTCCTGCTGCAGCGATGGCTCGCGATCCTGGGCCTGGTATACCCCCAACCCAAAAGGCAATTGGTTCTGCCACTGCATCAGAATGTTCGCGCCTAAGCACAAACGGAGTCCTTGGAGAGTGAAATCGCCGTAATCGAGCTCTTGAATGAACCAACCGAACTGCATCGGCTTAAAGCACATCGTCAATTGAGCCTGCGTTCCATCGGGGAGCTGGATCGTCTGGGTTTGAACTGGGTCATTGCTGAAATTGGTGATGAGGTTCATTTTCCGCTCGTGACCGATCCGCTAAACCCCGTAGGTGCGGAATACCCACCCACACCCGTGGACGAGCCGTTGTTGACTAAAGAATTCTGTGACGAAAGCTGTTGGATCGCATTCCGGGTCTGAGCGTTGACGGAGGTCGAAGCCACCCCTGCGAATCGCATATGCTTGAAGGTCACCTGAAACGTACTGTAGGAATCCGTCTCTGGATCCTGCATTGGACGGATGGACTTGAGCATCATGTTCTGGAAAATCGCCCACGGGGTCTGAACCGTGAACAGCTGACGGGCCTGCCAATACCCATAGAACAGCGTAAACGCCGCCTGTTGCTTCGTTTGAACCGCAATAGGCACCAACCCCAAACGAGCCTGCGCTTGGGCACTAGCGGAGCCACTACCGGCCCCAGATAAGGCATTGAACGCCGATACACCAGCCGTCAAAGCGAGGTTGCCGATCTGATAAGCCTGAACCGCTTCGTTGTACGCGAGAAGGGCAGTAGTGGACAATCCCGGTGTGAATCCCGAGATCACCGTGAGCTTCTCTGCTGCAATTTGAAGGGCCTGGAGTACCGGATTCGACACGATATCGTTCAGCTCCGAAACGAAACCCTCGGTGTTGATCTGCTCCGGACGTAGTGCCGACTGATTCTGAAGGGCTGAATTGTCCTCGGCATAGTGGTCGGTGATATCCGTTTCCAAAACGATCGACTGCTCCCCTTCGAAGTCGAATAGGAACGCTGGAGGCTTCGCTGTGGCGTTGGCGTTCGGCATGATCGTCTGTTGGGCCTGGATCCCGATATTGGTCTGGGGAGTCGCCAAGATGAGATTCGATAGGCTCGTCGCAGTGGTTTGAACTGTGGATAAGACGCTTAGGTTTGCCATCAGTTAGCCCACGTTAAAGTTGGGTCCTGAGATGCTGTTTCGTTGAGCATCTTCTGGACGTGTTTCGCCACCGCTTCTGGATCATCAGCCTTCTCGATGTTGAAGGTATTGTGATTAGTAGTTTTGGCGTTGAGAGTTTTTCCACCTCCACCACCCATCACGCGATCGTATCTGCTTCCGAGAACGTCCTGGGTCTTCAATGTGCGATCATTGATGCCCTTCGTATCGAAGAACCCATGAACTCCTTCACCGAGTAAATGCGAGATGATCCCTTGGGGGGACCATCGAAGGAATCCTTCAGCCATCTTCTTCGGATCAGCGTTTGCGACTCCTTCGGCATACTTAGCACCACCACCGAGCGTGTCAGCGATCCCACCGAACACACCCATCTTCTCGGCCATCTTGTCCAAAGACTCCACGATCTTCCCGAGCGAGGTAGCGACGGAATCGAGGAAATGAATCAGCTGGCTCCCGTGTTCGGAGGAAAGGTCGGCAATGATCTTCTGAACGTGCGATTCGAAGTTCATCATTTCGGTGTTCAAATGACTTAAACGCTTCAATTGGGCGTCGGATTGAACTGGAGCGCTCGAGTAGTTCTTCGCATTGAAAGCGCCTTCAGCGATGGCCTTTGTCTGCCCGGTTAGTCCGAAATCTCCCAGCATCGTATTTCGCTGAGTCAGGTTCATGAGCTTGTAACCCTGCTCAATCGATTCCACGAGATACTTCTGGTTCGTGCGAGCCTTCTCGACGCTGAAATCAATACCGTTGGTATTCAGAGCCTGCTGGAGAAGCCCAAGCCCTTGGACCCCAGCCGTACCCCCGAAGTCGATTTGTTGGAGCTTCTGAGCCAATCCTACGAAGGCCATCTCAGCTTCCTTCGCGTTCAAACCTGCTTGCTGCGCAGCCCAACCAATCTCCTGAATGTCTTTCGTGGAGCTGCCCGAGATATCGGACATGGTTTCAAGGGTAGTACCGAGCTGGGCCGATGCGCTCATCATGCGCTCGAGGCCGTAGATCACACCAAAGATCGCAGCTTTGGTTGCTAAAGAGGACGAGTAGACCTCTCCCAGACTGTTCTTGGTGTTTTTGAGAGCCTTCTCGGTGCCGGATTCTCCGGTGACGCCAATATTTACGAAGAGTTCTGCGATTACGTTACTCATGTTTGCGGTTCATCTCCATAAATGCCCGCTCGTATTCTGAGTTAAATTTCTCGAAACCTATCGCCCTCAGAACTCTGCGTGCGTCCCATTTTTCATCAATCTCTACGACGCTACCGTATCCGGCTGCTGAGAGTCGGAAGATGTAGATGTCGGCTTTGCTTCCTGCGTCTTCTTTTGCCTCAATGCGTGGTCTCCTTGGATGAGGTCCAAGAGAACTTTGAACTCGGCAGAGAGGCTCTTCACGAAAGGGCGGAGGTTTTCCTCGGCCACCGTCGTGTACGTTGTGTAGAGGTCGTCCCGCGCCTCCACTGGTTCGAACGTCTTCTCAACGTCGATGTGCAGTCCGTTATAAAGTGATTTCTTCATGCAGACTTCGATTGCCGCCCTCAAGCGTTTATTCGGAAGCAGCGAGCAGAGAAGATCCTTCCTCAGTTCCAAGCTACTCGAGAGGTCCAACTTCACCTCTTTTATAGCCTCCAAGAAAGCATCCTGTAATTCGAGACATGCGCGAATCCCTGCGACGTCAACCTTCAAAATAGCTTTGGACGGCAATTCGAGAGTCTTCATTAAGTGTCAGTCCTTGGTGCGCTGGTAAACGTGAGCTTCCAGATCGATACGTTCTGGTCGGTCCCACCATCGGCATCAGATTCCGAGTCAACTTCGTTGGTGATGATCCCACCGCTGATGATGCGCGTGTCAGCTACGACGGTGCCCTGTCCGCCACCGATCTGCTTCACATACTCGCCCTGGCTCAATACAGATCCAGAGAAGTTCGCTTGCTGCTGAACCAACAACCCATTGAGGTACTGGTCATCGGGAGAAGCCTTGATCAAACGAATCGTCAGCTCTGCGCGTTTACCTGTCTGGTTTTGCGAGAACAAACTGTTTCCGTTCTTCCCGGTCTTCGCGTTAGCGACAGGGCTTGGAAACTTGAGGTCCAAGTACTTGCCATCGGCGAAGTCGGAGAAGATCCGGTTATTTAGGGTAAGTGAGTCGTTACCGCTTAATGCATTGCTCATGGTTTCACCTCGTTATGGATTGATGGATACGATGATAGCGCCGGATTGGATCGCTCCAGCTTGCTTACCAGCGATTTGAACTAGCGTCGCATCACGCGCAACACGTTGAGCTGGGTTCTGCTGAGAGATCGGGCTCGAGTAGATGTAATACCCGCGCTGAGTGATGTTGTTCTGGAACGCCACTTGGTTCCCGAAGGTGCTCGGAGACGTCCAGGTACCTGGTGCGAGATACTGATTTGAGACGTACTGCTCGCAAACCACTCGAAGCGCAGATTTATATCCGCTCATCCCTGCTTCAGTTTGAGGCACCTTCGTACCGGCCTGAGCCAAGTAGTTGAAGCCTGCAACCTGGAGATCGCTCGAGAACGCCAACAAGTTGTAAACCTGGTCGGCGAACTGGTTAGTTCCCGTCGAGGATACCGCTTGATAGCCCTGGTAACTGACGTATGTGTCTGCACCAGCTGCTTGAGCCAATTCCCAGATGGAGTTCGTGATATTCGGATCGGCCACGACTCCAGAGATCTGCTGGAGGTTCATGGTTTGGGTCGTGTTGCTTCCCGCGAAGTTGGTAGACAACAGGATCGACATGTAGCCGGCCACGAATTGAAGCATCGAGAGCATCGTCGGACCCGAGTAATACAACCCACGGGTCTGGGTGAACGCTTCTGATTGAATAAGTGCAAGGTACCCACCCACTGCAACGTCGGCAGCGAAGGTGGATCCAATACCTATGATCTTCGTTGCTGCTTGGATGACTGCCGCAGACGCCAGCATGTCGGCCTGGACAACGTATTCGCAAACGATCACGCCGAAGTACTGAACCACATTCGTGGTACGCGCCAGAGCCGCTGCAACCGGTTCACCGGCCACACCTGGAGTCGTCGTGGTGATGGTGAAGGTGATCGCTGCCGGAGCTGATGTTTCAAGGGTGTTTGCGGTAACAGTGAGAGCCGGAGCTACGCCGTTAACGGAGACCATCGTGACAACGAGAGATTCAGAGCTGATGGATCCGGTGACAGTACAGCTACGAAGGTCTTCGATCGCTTGAAGCTTCGATTGAATGACCGCTGCAGTGTCGTTCCAGTTGATCGCAACCGTCGCACCACCATAGGTGCCTGAGTAGTTCAGAACGAACGAACCAGAGGCAGCCACACCGCTCAGTGCGAGAGTTTGAATAGCTGCGGTTCCTGCGATCATTGGAATGACAACGAGGTAACCACCTGGAGAAAGAATGTTCTTCGTTTGACCGAAGACAGCGAGAGCCATCTTGTAGGTGTAACTCGAGGTTCCGAAGTCCACTCCAACCTGAGTTGGGGTGAAGTAAATTTGGTATCCCAACGTCCCGAAGGTTCCGGTGTTTGGGAGATCGCGGGTTAAAATCGCGAGATTCGATTTGTTGAGCTGACCAACACCTGTAGGCGTTTGAGACGCCGAGATGCTGATGACGGTGCTTAGAGGCAATTGATTTGCTGGAGCAGTCATTTATTTTTCTCCTTCATGGCTGAGTCGTAACACTAGCCGTTGAAAACGTGTCGTAGTAAGGCGCAGCCCTCTTAATCGTGGTTTTAGTGTATTGGATCTTCACCGAAAGCACAAACCGATATGGAATGGCTGCCCCATCCAAACCGGACATGTCCACAATATTATTCGTCACTGGAAAGATCTTGAACGCATTCGCCTCCTGCTGCTGTTGGGAGTAGATCGAGTTCAAAGCCTGAACAATCTCTTCAAGACGGTCCAAAGCCTCTGTGGAGCGGCTCTTTACGTCGATTTGAAGTTGCACGTTCATATAAGCCGATTGAACCTGCTGCGCTCCAATGTCACCCGAGCACACTTTGTTCGTGTTCCCGAAGACCTTCGGATTCAAGACGCGGCACACGATAAACATCCCGTCATCGGTAGGTTCATCCACCTTCTGATCCCAGAACCACACTCGCTGGGTGGTGTTCGGGAAGAGCTCTTGCTGCAAAACATCGCAGAAAAGTTGTAGATAGGATCCGACGAGGACGGTCGCGGTAGCGGTGCAACCATTTCCATCAGTGACTTGAACGATGGTAATTCCCGTGAATTGTTCGGTCTTAAAAATACCAGTGTATTCGTCGATATAGCCCGGGCCGCTCTGAATGGAGTAGCGGTACTCGGAAGTGTAATCCGGGTCGTCGGATACGATCGGAGTTCCACCTGCGCCTTGGAATGGAGCCTGGTTGTACTGACTAATTGCAAGATAAGGTGGGTAAAGTTGTAGCTGTGCCGGCTGGACCAGAACGTCAAACTCGATCTCCTGCCCGAAAGCATCGGTGACTTGAATCGTGTCAATCCCACCGTCGTCTGGTGCGTCGTACACCCCAGATGCTGGATCAATGGTCCCGCCAGCTCCTCCAGCAAGGACCTCGAAAACGTACGGAGTAGTGCCACCGGATATCTGAGCCGTGAACGCGCCATCGATGAGGCAAGTCACATCGCCTTGGCTCTGCATCGGTGGGTTTACGATATTGACCTGGGTCTGAGCGGTGTCCCCGTTGATGTCCGTCGCTACAATGACGTCGCCGCCAGTATCGATACCCGCTGGAGCAGTATAAACGCCGCTGTCGGGGTCAATCGTGCCCCCTGCCCCACCAATGAGGACCGAGTACGTGTACGGAGCCGCAGAGAAGATGGCTTGGAACGTCATCTCCTGGTTCGGCGCGATATTCGGGTTCTGCGGGGTGACTTGGAAGGTTAGCGACATTGATAGTCCTGAACCAGTTTGAACTCCTGGTATCCCTCAAGCGAGTAATCGTTGATAAACATGATCCGGTAGTTCTGACCCTGGTACGTGATGATGAAGTCGACGTCGAGCCCGGTTCCTGGGAAGCAATACATCCTGAACCACTTCCACGAGCGCTGGCCTTCCTGCTTGATATCCAGGGTGCGAGGTTGGAATGGTTGCCAGTGACCCATTGTGTTGATCGGGATGTTCTGGAACTGCTTTGATTTGAATGCCTGGACGGACTTCGCCAACAGGATGAACTTCATCGGCTGAAACCAATCCAAAAGCGCTCCACTCAGATCAGGGGTGGTCCCCACGTTCTGGTTCAATGGACGGTCCTTGGCGTTCGTGATTGGAATGCTCATTCTTTCACGTCCGAGGTGATGGAGTTGCGCAGTTGCTGGGTTTCCACAAGGGTCTCGTGGTTCTTCTTATGGGTCATGTTCGAAGGCTCCCAATCGCCGAATCCACCTGTCCGGAAAGCCTCTGCAACCACAGCCTCACCCACGACGCCAATTTTCGCGACGTAGACCTTGAGGGATCCCGACTTGATGACCTCGTCCATAGCCTTTTTCGAGAACGCATTCGACTTGTCCAAGAACTGTTGAAGGCGATTCGTGATCGGTTGACGCAGGAAGGAACGGATAGGCAGGGTTTCGGTCCCGAACTCGTGGTAAGCGCCGATCTGAGCGTTCGTGAGCTCACCCTCCTTGCGGGCAGCGTGATCGCCTAGGACCCCAACACGGGCCACAGGGGGGCTCTTAAACGCTTCCAGGATCTTGTCGAGCTTCTTGGTGTCTAGCATGGCTTCGTCGGTCCATAGGCCGTGAAGAAGTTGCCGGCCAGTTGAGGAATCACGAGCTGCAAGTACTTCGCGCCGTACTTGGTCTGGGCCAGCATCGCATACGCTGGATGATCCAAGATATCCTGCGGAATCGAATAGGATGCTGCAACAGATCCTGCACTCTTAGAGGACATGAGCCAGTTGTATTGACCGGCGATGCCTTGACTGGAGTTCTGAAGGTTGGTCACGAGGAAATGCGCTGTAAGCAGCAAATAGAGAAGCGTGTAGTCGGATTGATCCGATGCGAACTGGTCGTTGAAATTGTACCCGGCGTCAGTAAAGGCGTTGTTGATATCCTGGTCCTGGACGGTAGCTAGGTCTTCGGCTCCCGATGGTTGATAAGGGAAGTCCCGGAAGAAGTAAGCCTTGAAGTCTGCGAGTGTTGGGATGGTGTACATTTTCCCTCTTCATAAAGAAACGCCCCAGAGGTTTGAGTCTCTGAGGCGTTCCCGGAGCATTATGCCTTCGGCGGATTACGCGTCAGCAGCAGCTTTCTGTTCTGGAGCAGAGTCAGCAGCTTTCACTTTTGCGGCCTTTGCAGCAGCAGCTTCGTCAGCCTTGGCTTTCGCAGCGGCAACAGCATCGTCCTTCGCCTTTTGTTTGGCGTCTTCAGCGGCTTTCTCGTCAGCAGCTTTCTTGGCAATTTCAAACTCACTAGGAGCCTGAACAATCATCCCGTCCTTAACAAAACGGTCGGGATACTTAGCCAGAAGCTTGTCTGCTTTCTTTGAATCGACGTCCCCGGACTGTCCAGGCTTGATGACCTGGTGGACAAAGCTGGTGCCTTGCTTTACCCGGTCGACGATGAATGCGTTTTTTCCGATATTTCTGATCTTCATCTCGTGCCTCTCTTAGAAGTGCAAGTAGTACAGCTCGAGAGGGCGATATGCAAGCACCCCCGTGAACTGTCCGTACCCCACGTTTTGGAACGAGAAGTTATCCAGGGAGTTAGCCAACGTGTTGGTGTAGTCCACTGGGATATCCATACGGATTGATTTCTCGTCGTAATTCAAGAGTACATACTGCTGGTACGACTGTCCAGAGTAAGCCTGGTCGCCGTAAGCGCATGGAAGGATCTTGAAGTTCTTGTTGTTGGTCATCACCTTGAAAGTCTCAAGCAATTGCTCGAGCACAGACTTGATCGGGAAGTCTGCGGAAGCCGGAGCTGCCAAACCAAGGTAATCCGATTCAGGGATGATGAAGTGCGTAGGCCAAGCAGAACGAGCGCAGTTTGAGCGATAGACGTTCAAGATGGCCGAACAGAAGGCCTTGAGGTCTGTGGTGCTCAAAGAGCTGATTGCTTGCGTCAGAGTCGCAGTATCGACCGTCACACCAGCTTGGGTGTAAAGACCGAGTACGTTCGGATCGCTTGCCATACCGAGGAAGGCGATCTTTTGAATCCCCAAGTCCCAGTTTTTCTTACGGCCCGTTTCAAGTTCAGTGACCAAGTCCCAATTTCCGGACTTAGCAGCTAACTCGAGATCGAACAAAGTCCAACCGATGCTCTTCGCCCAGTTGATGACCTTGACAGACAACGAGTCGACACCGGCAGTGGTGCTAGCCAATCGTCCATTGTTTCCGCCCAAGTTGACCACGCCGGTAGCGAAGTCATCACCGATTTGGTAGCTGCGGTAGGTCGTCAGATTTGAAGACCACGCGCCGTTACCAACGACGACAGGGAGGTAGTCAGCAGGCAGAATCTCGAAAAACTTCTGCTCGGTGACTTGTTTCATGATCGTGGTCAGCGTGGTGATCGGAATCTCATAACCCAACGCATTACACATGCGCTGGTTGAAGTTCGCGACTCGCGTCTCACGTTGGGAGAGCTTAATCGGCTCGCCCTTCGAATTTACAATTGCAGGTGCTCTTAAACCCATCTGTGAATCTCCTTATTCAGTTAATTAAGCGTGAAGGAAGCCAGGCAAGAGGATCGCCACACGAATGAGCTGACCGGATGCGGTAGCTGCATCCATTGCTCGTCCGATGACCATATGCGCGGCGGTTGCGGTGACTACAGTTGGTGCACCGATGGTTCCAGAGATCATGACCTGACCATTCTGCGTGATCGCAGCGCTGGAGAGCATGTACATCACGTTTCCTTGAAGAACCGAGATTTCGATCTTGTCACCGACATTGAACGACTCCGACTTGATATCGTAGTTGATAAAACCAAACACGTCGTCCGTGTTCGTCTGGGTTTCAACTACGCTTGGAATCAAGCTTGGGCCTGAGCTGACGATCTTCACTGGCTGGCCTGCGATCAGGCTGCCACCGGAGGTTGCGTCTACCTTTGCCGAGAGAGTATTGACGTTAAAACGGAGATCCAGCATTCCAAGCTGGGCCGCCATTGCAAACTGGTTAATATTTTGAGTCATCGTTTACCCCTTTTTCTTGGAAGTTTACTCACCAGATCCATAACGGCTCTTGCCGCGCTGAACCTTGGTGGTGGACATTTCGACGTCGTTTTCGAATTTGATAGGCTTCACTTCAGCTTCAGCGCCTTCGAGTTCGTTGAAATACTTGTCAGAGACTTCGGTTTCCTTGGCAGCAGCAACGCGGGCAGCTTCGGTAGCAGCCTTGTCCTTTGGAGCCTTCTTACCTTTGTCAGCAGCGTTCTTCTTGGTGCCACGGCCCTTATCGGCTTCAGCAGCGCCAGCTTCGCCTTCTGCTGGATCCTCTTCTTCCTCTTCGTTTTCAAGCTTGGCTGCCGCTTCCTTCTCGAGGCGCTCTTTTTCAGAGTTCTTCATCGAGTTATAGGAATCACGAAGGTCGGAAACACTCATTTCCTCGTCGTCATTGCATTTGACCATGTGGTCATCTGCGGCATAGCCGTTCATGTTGCTGAACTTATCAGCAAGGGAGATCGCTTCCTTAACGGTCACGTCTTTCTTGGACTTCTCGAGGGTGATCATCATTCCTTCGAGCTCTGCTGAGTTTTCTACTTTGGTTTTTTTGAAGAACATAACTGAACCTTCTCCTTTAGGGTTGTCGTCCGCCGAGTTGGTCAGCTTACTCAGCTCTAACTCTTTTTTGGCATTGTAAGCCTTGAACTCATCTGGCGTCAATATTACCGATTCTTCGTAACGAGGATTCGGAACAATCGCAAGGTGCTCGTACTCACCTTCCATAACTTCTTCTTGGTACTCGACACCATTGCAGGTCCCGCCACCGCTGCTAGATTTCGCGAAATAAGCGTTGGAGAGCTTCCAGCCCTTCCGCACTGCTTCGAGGCCCTGCTGCGTGGTGACGAGGAACTTCACCCAGTTCTTGCCATCAGCCTTGTTGAAGAAGGACTCGGATACCCAGCCGTCCTCTTCCATCGTCTCAGGATCGACGTCCTTGACGTGGAACACGAAGACCGGCTTGCCAGGAAAGGTTGAATTCATGTGCTTGATGGTGTCTTCGCCTATGAAGACCATCTTCGGGGCTTTGCCCTTTTCATCGTATTGAGCGACTCCGGGGTACATGTGCAACCCGTAGAACACCTTGCCGATGATTTTCTTTCCGTTCATTAGCTTCATTTATTTTCTTCCAAATAGCTGATCGCAGACCGCAGCGTTTCAATATTCTCTTTGGCGTTCCCAAGCATCATGTTGCAGTTTGGACATAATAATGCTCTCACCGATCCAGACCGATGGCAATGGTCAACTGCCAGGCCCTTTTTGAACTCAATCGATGGACGTGCGCAAATTTTGCAGCACCCACCCTGGTCATCGAACATCCTTTGATACACTTCTGGCGTAATTCCATACCTATGGAGAGTCGATCTCCTCCGTTTTACTCTGTTGTATTCCTTCCATTTGAGTAGTTCTTCCGAATCAATAGCTCCCATCAGAATTTCACCAATGGAACCGCATAGCATCGACATCCGTAGTCTTGGCCTGGGTTTTTCTTCTCGCCTTGCTCGTTAATCACCGCACCTGTATCCCACCGGAAGCGCTTGCCGTCATTTTTTTTGTGCATCGGACGCACTGGATGGTTCGGAGAACCGGCGACGCATCTCCAAACGTACCAGTCAGCACCGATCGATTCGTAACGAACTTGTTTGAACTTCGTCGTCATCAACATGGTTTCTTGTCGCGCGAGAAACTTGGCTTTGCGAACGCTCACGCCGAAGCTTTTCTGAATCTCTGAAACGATCGACTCGTATCGTCCGCCCTTAAGTACACGTTCTTTAATGTTTTTACGAAGCTCCTCGGTTTCCTTCTGAGTGAACTCGGTGATGTAGAGTTCGAGGTTCTTCGTATATTCCTGCGCAATTCTTGCGCTTTGATCGGGCGTGAGCTTCGGAGAAACGGTGATCTTCTGGATGGAGCGCTCGAAGCGCTTGTTGGTTCTCCACAGGGTCTTGTCCATCATTTCGGAGAGCTTCATGTTGTCCGCAATTTTTGCGTGATCTATGCTGCGGAGCTTCCTATCCGCTACTTCGAGACTCTTTTCGAAGCGGTACTTGCTTAAACTGATAGCGTGAACGATCTCTTCCGGAAGTTTAGATTGTGGGACCAGAAAGCATCCTTGTTTCCGATCCCACTCGGCACCGATACTCCGGAGCGCTCTGGAGAGCGTGGAGTTAAACCGTCCCTGGAACTTACCACGATGAAACGTGATCCGTCCCGTAACAATAGCGTCGAGCAGGTCGCCTTGTGAATTGGTGAGCGTCTTCGAGTTGCCCGCGAGGAGCTTAACCAGAGGAAGGTAGATCTCTTTTCGGAAGATCTTGATGATCGCCTTCTCTATTTCCTCGTAGTCCTGGGGTGTCTCTTTGATCGGGTTGAGTTGCTTTAGCATCTTCTCTCCATACCTTGAGCCGCATCTGGAGGCAGCTACGATTCAAACCTAAAGCCTTCGCAGCCTTGGTGATATTGCCTTCGTTGTTCTCGAGCGCGAGGTCTGCCATCTGGCGAATGATCTGGTCTTCGGTCTCGCCGAGCTGGACCACGATCTGCTTCTCGCCCACGTCGTTGAAGATGATCATTTCTTTCCTCTTCGACCTACGAGCGTTTCGATCGATGCGACCTCAAGTGTTGGGGGGAGATCCTTGTAGTGGCACTTCTTAAACTTCTTTCCACTACCACACGGGCAGGGGTTATTCCTGGGGTAGCTCCTGATCGGATTCCAAACGTGCCCCTGCTTCACTGCATACGCCATTGTATCGCTCCAACTTGTAATCGAGGGTTCGTACAGCGATGCCAAGCGAGGCTGCTGTGATCCTTCTGTTGTTTCCGAACCATTTGAGTGCCTTCAAGATAACCTGCTTTTCGATATCCGCAAGGGTTACTCCGGGCTGCCAGTGGACGTCGTTCATTCCTTCGCCGCCTTTGCTACCTTCGCCTGCGTCTTGCTCTTCGCTCCTGCAGTGCTACCGGCTGGGGTGGACTCCTCGTCTTCATCGGACTCTTCGTTTGGATCCAGTAGCGCGGTGTCGGCTCCAGTGGTGTCGATCTGGATATCAAAGAGCTTGCCCTTGTTAGCTGCGTCGAGCGCGTCCTTCTGAGAGATGAGTCCTGCTTGGTAGAACGAAAGAATGCGTGCGCTCTTCTGGGTCTTGACCGTTTCTTCCTGATCGCTCGATAGGATTCGAAGCGGTGCATAGGTCAACCGGAGATCCTTCGGCACAAACCCAAAGAGCTGCTGGCATCGGATCTTCCCGATCGTGACCAAGTGGCGCTTCATCGGAGTGCGTACAGAGCTCTCGACCATTGCGTTGTAGTTTTCGATATCGTCTTCGCCCGAGCTGAATCCCGCCGCGCTGATACCGAAGATCTTGGTTAATGGCATGCGGAGATCGGACGCCACCTGCATACGGATACCTGTTTGAGCTTCGGCTAGGCCGGCGAATGACAACTGCTTCTGAGCGTAGTCATCCTGGGAGTCCATCGTGATCGCGTTCTGATAGTTCTTCTGGTAGTTCGCAATCTTCGTGCGCTCCATGATCTTCTGCTGGCCCTGCTTGGACAGCATCGAAGCGTTCAGGTTCTTGATCTTGAAAATGTCCACCTTGAACTCGTCGAGGACCTCGTAAACGATGTTCGATGACTTCAGGTATTGGTTCACAGAGTTGACCATCACCTCGAGTGTCGACAAGCCCCAACCTCTGAGACGCGGGCGAATGAAGCTCGGCGCTTTGACGCCCTTCAGGATGAGCACGCGCGACTTATGAACGTTCTTGCCGTACCAACGATAATAGTCCTGCCCTGGGTTCTCGAGCTTCTCCACAGGCCCGTCGTTCATATCGAGGATCTGGTTTGGATCGAGGTTCTGTTTGTCCCAGTACAGCTCCCACATATCAGCGGCGAGGAAGCTCAGCTTCTTCTGGCCCTTCTTGATATCTTCGATCTTCAGCTCGGTCTTTGGGTCCTGCCCGGTATTGCAGATGATCCCAGCCCCCCCAAATAATCGATCCCACCGTGCGGCTTCTCCAACCACTACGAGGTCGCCTTCGGCCTCCATGACGTTTTGAAGCTCCATACAATCGTCGGCGTCCAATTCCTTGGAGTGGAACTCAACCCCTCTCCCAAAGGCATCCTCAACCGGCACGTCGGTCACGGTTTTGATCACACCGATCTCGGCATAAGCCTGCGAGATAGGCTGGCGCATGTTTGATAAGAGATACCACCGCATGTTCACGAAGATTCCCGTGACCTGATTGACGGGGGTTCCGAAGTTCCCTGGGTTGAACCCTAAGATCGATTCGGCCAGCCCGTTCACAATGAAGGAGCGCTGGTTTTGGTTGAGGTCTCTAAATTCTTTCGAGGTAACGAGTCTCTTCGATGTTGGCAGGTTCTTTTTAGCCACGGGTTCTCCTTTGTTTTAAACTAGGTTGGCGCGTCGGCGAATCCACGCGAGCAGCGCTTGGTTTCAGCTCTTTATGGCTATCGTCAAGTACACAGGAAGTCGGACCATGTTTGAAGCCTATCACAGCACATCCAAAATAGAAGGCTGCCAGCAATAGACCATCTTAATTGCGTCCACAAGGGTATCGGTGAAGTCGTCGTGAGCGCCCTTCGGGAATGATACCGCTTCGTTGCGTAAGGTTTCACGGTTCGCGAGCTTCTCGTTGATATGAACGCGTCGGTTCCTGAGTCGTGGAGCTGCGTTGTTGGCTCGCTCTACCTTGTTCAGCTTTCGGTCAGCGAAGAAGTCCTCAATCATTTCGTCGCCAGGGATCACGATATCGTCGCCGGGTAAGGCTTGGTTCAAATAGATCCCGTGACCCTTCGGTTCGATCCAAACCCCGCGGAATGCGTAGTGGCTATTGAACTCCAACAGGAACGGCAGCACGTCGTCTTTGATTAGGACTGCTTTGATCTGCTTCCGGTAGCACTCCATGAGGTAAAGCTCTTCGTCTTTAACACCCCATGCCGAGAATACGCTGAAGTCGTTCTCCTGCTTGTCCTTGTACGCCGTATCAGCCGTGACGAACGTGTAGTCCATCTCGTCCTGTGGTGGGCACGCCACGTAGTCGAACATCTCATTCGAAAACAATCCACCAGTGCTAGGTGTTGGGTTCTGCTGGTGCTGCCCCGAGAATCCATAGGGCCCTAGATCCACCTTTGCCTGTTCGATCTGTTCCGGACCGTCGCGCTCAGGATGCAGTAGCTCCCCTTCTTCGCGTTCGATCGCCCTCTTGCTCAATGGAAAGATGATATAGGTCTTGGCCTCGGCGATCGTCGGGATCTTGATGTGCTCATAGCCTAGGTTCTTTGCCAAGAGGTGGCCGGTCAGGTCCTTCTCGTGCAACCGCTGCATGATGACAATGATGCGGCCTGTCTTCTTGTCATTAAGACGAGTGGACCACGCCAAATCGAAGTTCTGGCAGGCCTTCTCGCGCTCGAGGTCTGACTGCGCCTTTTTGGGATCGTGAGGATCGTCCACAATAACGTAGTCGCCTCCCTTCCCGATCGTGCCCCCCATGATGCCGACGGACGCCATACGACCCGTCTTATTGTTTGAGTAAAGTGTTTTGGCGTTTTCAATGTCCGACATTTGGAATGTGTGACCGTAGCCCCGTCGATACCACTCGCTCTCGAGCAGGTTTCGGCGAAGGACTGATTGGTCCATCGTCAGTGAGTCGGCGTAGCTCCCGAACAGGAAACGCGTGGCGGGCTGTGTTGCCCAGATCCAAGCCGGGAAGCATATGGTCGTGATCAAGGACTTGGTGGAGCGTGGGCAGACGTTGATGATCAGGCGACGAATCTGACCCAGCTTGCAGGCCTCGAGATATTCACAGATCAGGTCGTGGTGCCAATTCCAACGAAGCGTGGTCACCGGCTCGAGGATCGGCCATGCCTGATCGACGAAGTGGGGCAGGTCCTCTTTCGCAAACTCGTAGCTCAAAAGGTCGGCTCCGCTCGCGAGTGTGAGGGAAGTATCTCTGTCCTTCGTTAGGTTAGACTTGGCGTTAAATGTTAAGGCGTTTTTCATTTCGCCATCTCAAATACAACCCACGGAGGCTCCCAAAACACGGGCTTGAGACTCCTGGTGTGTGAAATGGCGACTTAACATTTCTATCGACCCTTCCGCGCTGCTTTGCGGGCTCGGATCTTCTCGAGCAGAATCTCCGCTCTACTATCGATATCGTCGTTCCCAAGACCAATGGTGTCCTCCTGGGTAAGCCCTGGGACCTCCATGATCGTGGTCTTCTTGAAGCCCTCCTGCGTCTCGCTCCAATACTTCATGGCGGCGAAGTCAGGTTCGATGGCGGGTATCAATATTTTGCCATCAGCATCGGTAACGGGGGGCTTGCCCATCGCCTTCTCTAATATAGTGACTCTGACATTATTATTCGTTGCGGCACGACCTTGCTGAATTGTAGTGCGGAGCAACTTGTTGGTCTTAATCAGAAGGATGAAAGAGTCGTATTGAATCCCGAGTAGGGCCGCCATGTATTCGAACGGCATGTTTAAGGCCGCCATTTTATGGCACATTTTGAGCTGCTCGTCCGTCAGCTTCCGTTTTGATCGTGGCATGTCCTCTATTCTCTGCCACACGCAATTTTTGCGTCAATCAAAAACGGCAATTTTTGCGCTGGCAGGACTGTCGATGGTACTCCAACACCTCATTCATGGCTTTTAGAACCTGATCAGGGGTCATTTCAGCCCACGAAACACTCTTTAGGTCGTCTCCGTGCACCTTTTTGATTCCAAACATCTGCTTCTTGAACTTCTTGTTCATTCGTCTCTTATTCAAGGGCTGCCTCGATGAACTCCGCTATCTGGTTCAGTGGGGTGTGATAGATGCTTCGGGTCCTGAATGGCTTCTGGAGCTTTCGGGCGTACTCAGAGCTGAATAGGAGCATTAGAGGGATGAATTCACCTATAGCCAGGTGCAGCTCTCGGATGAGCTTCTTTCTCTGCTTCTTCTGTTTGCGTTTGTTCATCAGATCCACCCTAATCGTTGTGCGTGTTCGGCTATACGTGTCAGTCTCTGAATCGACTCTTTCGATCCTATCTTGTGGCCGGGCCCCCAGGTGAAGGTGCGGTAAAACGCTCTCTGGAGCCTCGCTGTCGTGCGTTCGATCCATTCGGCGTCGGTCATAACATCGCCTCATGGAACCTGAGCAGCTCTGAACCCATCCGAAGTGCAATAATGAACTTCACCTCTGATGCTGGCGGACGCTTATGAAGCCATTGGGCTCGTTTGATCACAGTCCAGGTGTCGGCGTCGATCAGACCGTATGGTTCGAAACCTTTTCTTATGATATAAGATTTGGCCTCATCGAGCATAACCGCTGGAACCGCAAAGTAAAAATGCGTCGGCACCCATCTGTTCTCGCTTGGAGGCAGTGACCAATCCGCTGTCTTCCAATAGTTATGATGCTTGTGCTTTGAGAAGTCCCGCTTCAAGTCTTCCATGGAGGTCTTCACCTCGATTTCGATCATCTTTTTCTCGTTCACACCGAGGCAATCCGAATTGTAACCCCCCACCTCCGAGGCTATGAAGGCGCATCTCTGGTCGAGTCTGAGCCATAGAAGTGCTTTATATTTGATCTGACGTGAAAGAGCCTTCTCGAGGTTCATATCCCGCTCCATTCGTTCTCGCGCAGCCATTCTTGCTTCATCTGCTCAGTTAATCCGACCCCTTCGATCATGAGCCCGACCCGGTAATTGGCGTAGTTCTCGAGCGCTTCGACGACGAAGTCCTTGCTGCCCTTTTTCGCTCCGCACATATGGATGATGTGCTCTGCCATTGCTTCCGAGGTCAGCGTGAACATTAGGTTTTCTCCCAAGGCTTCACGACCTCTTTGCTGATCAGTAAGTCCACGGTCTTGTGCATGAATACGGCGTCTTGAATGGTCCCCCCGTAGCGCCATTTCATCGTGCCGTCGTGATCTAGGGACGCGAATAGGAACCCTCGAGTGGCTCCGTCCATCGATAGGACTTCCTTCTTGAGTTGGTCTAATTGATCTTTCATTAGTGCAAGCCTTTGTCCGGGTGCTTCGTGCAGTTAGCCGTCCCCGGAATCATCCTCTCCCAGAACTTACGGTAATCGCTGTCAGGGCTCGCGTGGCCCGCTGCAATCAGTTCTACGGCCTTCTGGCATATGTCTGCGGCCTTGGCGTCGCTATCGACTTTGAATTGAACCACGGCGTCTGGTGGTGTCATGAACTTGATTGGGAAGTCGAGGTTGTCCGGGTCAAAGGTGTTCGGTGCTTCGGGTTTGCCGGGGTCCAGCGACAAGATGATGAACTCGTGGGTCATCTCCGGAGACTTCTTGAACGCTGGTTTTCGCTCGTCAGGTAGGGTTCGAAGGTGGACTACGGTCACCAGCCAATGAGTCCAGAATGGATGGAATGGGCCGTGGACTAGAAACGTGGCGACGCTGGCGTGGTGCTCACCTTTCCGTTTTGCTTCTACCGACGCTTGATCGATTCGCCAAACCTTTGCTGCCCCTTGGTAATCTGGTTTTCGCATCTTCTAATCTCCTGATTTTCTTCACTAATTTATGTTTCACAAGCATCCGGTAATGTCGAATGTCGATCATGAGGTATTCCCTGTCGCACTCCGCACACAAGGTGATCGGTCCTCTCTTATTCTGACAGACCTCGCAGCTCATCGGAATGGGTTTCCGCTCATGTCGATGCCCAGGCTGAATCCGCCGTATCGCTTGGATGGGTCGGCCTTGTCTGCGGCGTACTTGTACTCGTTCACCATCTCGCGAGCCTTCTTCCGAATCTCTTTCTGGCGCTCAAATTCGGCTATCTCGCGCTCCACGTCGGCGATACGGTTCTTCATCATGTCGGCCAGTAGATTGTTCCCTGAGTCCCTATTGGTTCGTTTCATGGCGCTGTCGTAGCGTTTGATGCGAGCCTTGCACTTGGCGATCTCTTGGTCCAGGACGTGGTGATTCGATTTGAGGTGGTTCAGCATCGTTTGAATGACGTCTGTGTTGTCCACGTCGATCTGCTCGACCACGTCCACGTAGAGGCCGATGACGCATAGAGTGACTTCGTCGGCTTGAGTCCCCCCGGAGGTCATCTTGTCTGGATCTTCCCCGTTGTCGTAACGCTTCCGGGTGTCCGGGTTCTCAAGGATCTTATAAGCCCTGACGAGCTGTTTGAAGTCCTCTTCGTTCCCCCCGTGATCGGGATGGGTTTCGCGTGACTTGTCCCGGTAAGCCTTCTTAAGATCCTTACCTGTGGCGTTCTTCGGTACTCCTAGTTGCTCATATAAATCAGACATTTGTGTCTCCTAACTATCCCATTGCTCATGATATTGGTGCTTGCAGCACTCACATTTCCAACCCGTCACCGTCGTCCACAGTGCCCCGTCACGCTCTATTCGGTTATGCGATAGGCACACGCTTCGATGCCCGATCAGCCAGCAAATAAGCTTTCGGAACCACATCACAACCTTCTAGAAGGGCCGCCCACTGGCTTCTGCTCAACCACAACCTTTGCCGGCTTAATCATCTCCAGCTGGGATTCATCTATGCCGTAGTTGTCGCCCCATTTGCCGTCCTTACCGATCGGCGATTGAACCCCACACTGCTTGCAGCCGTTCAAAAACACCGTCTTCGAGGTCACGATCCCTTTGAATCCTGTCACCTTGCACTTCACTTCATCACCCAAACTAAATTCCTGTTTTGCTGCTGTTTTCATTATCGAAGCTCCATTCTGAAGCAATGCTTCCTAAGTTTAAATCGGTCCCACACGTTCATCTCTTCCACTACAAACTCAACTCCCTGCGGTCTGAACTGCTCCAGCTCGAGCGGAAGCGCTAATAGGTGCTTCTTTTCGACCTTAAAAATCACCTGATGCTTCTTCCGGTTGGTGATCACTCGACCGGCCATCTGCCGAGTCTGGAAGTATTCATGTATTGCTTTCAAAGTCATTTGCCGCTGCCCCCTGTACTCCGTCTGCTTGTTCAACTCTGTCGAGCACTTCGGCTCTCAAAACTCGGATCTTATCCGGCATCGAGAAGCGCATCCGCACCCAGTTCCCTGTCACTTCAAAAAACGTCATCACAATCTGTCCATCGGTGGTTGAGATCACGATGCTCTGGCCCTTCTTCCTGGTAAGGCACAGCCCAAACTTCCTATTTCCGATCACGGCTCCTCCTTCGTCTCTGGGGTCTCAAGAGCCGTCAGCCCTATCGCCAGAGCGCTGTAGAGGTCGCTGTGGAAGCCGTAGAGCTTTCCTGGTGCCTTTTTCGTTCCCTTGTCGCCGAAACGGTCCACAAGAGCCTGTCTGATATTTGGATCCCGAGCCTGCATCGTCCCGCAAAGATGAAGCTTCACTTCTCCGCGCTTGATGAGGCGGTGCGGTCCCCCGTGTCGCTCGAGGAACCGCCCGATCCAGATACAGGTCTTGAACGTCTCCGCCCCTACTGCCATACCCGTCGAGGTCATCGTTTCAATCGCGAGGCGCATTTCGCGTTTGCCCGATAGGTACTTCAGAAGTTGATCATTTGGTAATTTAGCAGCGACGAAAGGGCCGGTGGGACTCTCAAACTTCACCACCCCACTCTCCGTCGGGCCTGGGTCAATTGCGATCAGCATGCGCGAACCTCAAACTGAGCTTTCGCTCTCTCTGCTTCAACCTGATCGAGCTTGACCGTCTTCTTCCACGACTTGGTTTCGCCTTCCCATCGGTATCCTGCAGATTTCGCAAGCTCGCGGTCCTGATAGGAAACCATCGCAAACAGAGTCACGTTTGGGATCTGGGAGATGCGCTTCACTTCTTCGATATCGTATTTGGACAACACTCGAAGCATGGTTAAAACGTCGAACACCGCTCTGTGGGCGAACGGGTTCAGGAAGTCATGCTCTGCCGCCAGGTGAGTGAGCTTCCGGGTGGTGATCTGGGCCGGATAAGGGACGTCCACCGATGTATCGATCCACTTGGGCATATCGTTTAACGGCGCGATGAGGCGTTCAGCAATCGGTCGATCGAAGTTAGTGCCATTATGAGCAACAACGAAGTCAGCCACTCCCATCATCTCTAACAGCCCGTTACGAGCCATCTCGAATGGAACCCCAGCGTAGTCCAGGTCTGCTTGGTGGATCCCTGTGAGCGCGGTGATCTCGGCTGGAACCGTCGGACCCTTGATAAGCCAGTTCATTATTTTAACTGGAACTTTTCGCTCCTCTTCAAAAAGGACGGCTCCGATTTCGATAATATCAATCGTTTTGGTGTCCAGTCCGGTAGTCTCAAAATCTAGTCCTAGTAACATTTTCTTCTCCTGTTTTTTCGTGGGTCCACTTCTGCAGGTACTCGTTCCAGAGCCACCCTTTCAGCTGAAGCGTTCTATGGAAACGTGGGTATTTGTCGGCCATGTGCGTGACTCCGAATCGGCCTTTTTCGATGTGGCAGGTTCGGCAGGCTGACCAGAGGTTCCAGTCTTCGTCGGGTCCTCCTGAGCCTCGGGTTTTGATGTGCTCAACGTCGCATCGGCCTGCTCTTCTGCATGCTTGGCAAGGTCCACGGCGGATCTCTTCAAATAGACTTTTCCGTCGCTTATTATTCTCTCGCTCTTCCGGAGAGGCGGTACGACGACGTCTTCCTGCTGATTTCGGGAATGCGAGTTCATCGATCGACACACTGGTGCTGTCCCGTCTCGAGGTAGAAGGTGCAAACGTGATCTTCTGACTCGCAAATGATTCTTAACGGCTCGTCCGTATGTTCCTGGCAATTTGCCCCCTCGACTCTTCCACCGACGTTGATGGTGTCGCGCCAATCGTGCTGTGCGGCCCAAGCGATCAACCCTCCCATGAGGAAGCAAACCACTGCTGCCGGATATGCGTTTCTGTTGAATTTCATCACTTCCCCTTAATTAAGCGGTGCCGGGTAAAAGAACATATCCGTTCCGGCACCGCTCAGAGATCGACCACACGTCGATCCCAACCTTATGTGTGGACTACTTTGGTTGATTTCTTCTCATCGCGAATCACGTCTTCAAGGTCCTGTTTGGCTTCTTCTGGAGTTAATTCCTGCTCCTCGGCAGCGAACTCGTCCTTGTCGTCTTCGTCTTTAGGTTCGAACTCGCGGAACTCCTGTTGGAATTCAGCGTCCGTCATCGCGCGTTCTTCCACGAGCTGGTCCCCGTACATGATCTGGACGAGGCGGTTCTTGTAGAACAACTTCATCTCGCAGGTTACGTTCTCGTTTTTGAAGCCCTTCTCGGCACGCTTCGAGAGCTCCTTCAAGTCGTCCTGGCACTTCTTCAGCTCCGTTTTCGCTTCGCCGAGACTCTTCGTGATTTCCTCGAACTCTTTACCCATGTCCGAGTAGTCGATGTTCGTGAAAGGGATCTCGAGCTGGCGAGTGACCTTCTTGATTTCGCTGTCAGTTTCTAAAGCCATCTGTTTTTGATCAGACATATCTACCTGTTTCCTTCATTAGTTCGTTGTACTGCGTTAAGAACAATTTCTTGGCTGACTCGGGTGGGAGTGGATCGATCTTCATCTGGATAGGCCCCACCCCAATGTTCCAGTCCTTCGGGTCACCCATCAGATCCCGAGCCTCGGTTGCGAGACAGATCCGGTCGGCGAGCTTCACCGGCTCCGGAGTGAGAGTTTCAAACCCCCAATGCTTTGCCAGCACGCGCTCCAGGTCGTGCTCTGCCGAGCGATAGGCGTCCATTACCGCTGTCAGCTTCAGCGGCCTCGCAATGTCGTTCATATAGGCTTCTGTGGCGTCGTGGAGTAAGCCCTGGAGCTGTACTTCCTTCGGTCCCCCGAAACCCTTGATGATCCGGACCACGATCACGCTGTGCTGCGCTACGGAGTAGAACTTCGAGCAGTGGCCCGTGTATCGGCAGATATTGGAGAGCGCATGGGCTATGTCCTCGATATCTATCTTCCCAGGAGTCCTCGAGAGTGGATCGAAGTTGCGACCGCTGTACGTTCTTAAAACGCTCATGGTGCCGCCGCGACGTAGGAAGTCGGTTTCTCGTATTCTTCGGCGCTGACGATCGTCCCGTTTTTCAGATCGATGAAATCGGCTGGCGGAGGTAGCTCGAGCGCTTCGCACACCACCTTCATCAACTCAACCGAAGCTTTGCGCATCTCGTTGAGTGCCGTGTCTTTCGACATGCATGGCGGACTGCCTGCCTTCGGACCAACGAAGATCGGATCGTTCCCCGGTTTTTCAGGTCCGATAGTCAGCATGACCTCCCAGGACCACCCAGAACCCTGCTCGAACGCACTCCCGCGAACACGAGGGATGATTCTTTCTTTTTTCATCTCAGCCATTTTTGCCTCGCTTGTATCGGTCGTCGTGCTTCTGCTTCTCCACCGTCATCACGTACAGGAACATGATGCAGCAAGAGGCGTGGAGTAAATGCGAAAGCTCTGTCTCTACGTCGTTGTCCTCGCCTTCCGCGAAGGCCCAGAGGTGTCTTTGAGCTGCGTCGAAGAGTCGCGAGTAAGCGATTCCTTTTCGCCAGTTCCAAGCCGAGTATTTGCGCTGCCCGAAGTCCAGAACCTGGGCCACGCCTTTCAACCACATCCCCGATAGAAGTCCCATCGGTTCTTTGCCGGCGTCGAACTTCACGCCAGCCGATAAGTTTGGTGCTGCCACTACTTTCGATTTTTTCACTTGTCCCCCTCGGGTGGCAGAACCACCGTCTCTGTTTTTTGTGCAGCCATCGCGTTGAGTGTGGCCGCTCCCGTTCTAGGAAGCGTCTCGCTCTCGACGAAGGCCTCTCCTTTTTCGTTTCCAGTAGTGTTGAAGTCGTACTCGGCAATCGCAACCCCGCTCAGTACATCCCCGAAGTTGTCCTTCAGGTTCTGAGATCGAGCCCGCATCTGAAGCATCCGGCGCGGATAAACCTTCCAGACCTTCGTGCCCCAGAGCTGCGCAAGCTTCGCGTCAGCAACCGTGAACCAAGTCGTCACCTTCTTGACCGTTCCATCTGGCTTCCGGCGTTCGGTCTCACACACAGCTCCGGCGACTTCATCGAGCAGGTTCTTGTTGTCCGGACAAATCTTGATGCCGTCCTTGTTGACAACCCACTCGGTGATATCGACGAAGTGTGGCGAGTTGCGGGCGAGCGCAAGTGGTAATTCTCCCCAGATCGAAGGCAGCCCATTGACCACCATGATGTTCCGGAGCGCGATGATCCCCTTGAGCCCCAGCGCGTGAGCATACTGTAATGCCGTGAAGACCTTCGCTGGAGTATTCAGGCCAGCCGGTACGATTCCTGACTGCGAGTAAACCGTGGCGAGCCTCCAAAGCTCATTGAAGTTCTTCGCAACCAAAGTCCCAGATTCATCCGTCTCTGGATTGATCAAGGCTTTGTTCTGAGGTTCGGCAACAGGAAGCGAAGGTTCGGCGTCACGTTGTGGCGTCGTCTCTTCGCGATCTCTGTTCTCTTGCTTCGGCTGCTCCAGCTCGATCGCGGGACCGGCCTGGTCGAAGTCTGCGTTTGGATCTATGTCGATCATTGTGCCTCCGCCGCTGCTGCGTTGATGAGCCAATCAGGTGCTTCCGCTGTGAAAGCGATCTGAGGCTGTGCGTGCCATTGACCAGTCTCAATCGCTGCCTTCAATTTCGCCGCAGCCATATCCAACCGCTGCTCTGCGATCGATAGGAAGGACTGACCAACCTCGTGGACGCTCACTCGATACGGAGCCGTCTTCTCGACAGCCAGGAAATTGAAAGCGTTCATCGGCTTCCCTGTGATCCGGTGAGCTGCCATCAGATAGAAGGCGGCTTGGACGTAATATAGGTCGTTCACGATCTGCTTTTGAAATGGCTTCTTGAGCGCGTTTCGAGTGGTCTTCAAATCGGTAAGCATCAGGAGATGGTCCTGATAGATATCGATTCGAACCCGACACCGCAAACCGTTCCAGTTAAAGAACCCGCTCAACTCTCGGCGGCCACCATCCAGCAGGATCTTCGCGATCGGATGCTTCGCGATGGAATCGAGCATTCCCGTGATCTGGTCAAGCTCAGTGGTGTCTTCGATGAAGATGGTCCCAGGAGGTTGGTCGAAGATCCAGTTCTGCTTCTTCACCTTGGCTTCGGCGGACTGAGTCGATGGGCGACCGTCTTTCGTCATCCCAACAAACTCAGGAATTACTTTGTAGCGCTTCAGGAAGTCAGGTCCCTCGAGGCAAGCCTTGTGGAACATGGTCCCGAACTTCATCGCGTCGCTGACCTTCTTCCCGCCTTTCATTTTCTCTTCGTAGAGCTTGTCCAGGCCGCCGTCCTCTTCATCGAGGATCGTAACCAGCTGGCCAGAGCTGACTGCTTCGATCGCGTGGTAGGTTTCGTCAGGCAGGTTCTCTACGAACTTCTCCTCGCTCCACGAACCGATGTATCGTTTAAAGTCCCAAGGTCTTTGATCTGTTAAACTAGTATTACCGCTCATTGAATTACCCTCGCATCTCCGTTTGACATTTCCACCACCGCGTCATCGGTCGCCGTCTTAAATGGCTCCCCGACCTTCGTTATGAAGTAGTTGTACCCGTCTCCTTCGATCTCAGTTTTGAGCATCGAGTAGCTTACCTCGTCGAGCGCTTCCGCACCGTCGAGGCAGATCACCTTCGTCTTCTTCGCGAGAGCCCGCGCCAATCCGCAGGCCAGTTTCATCGCTTGGGAAGTCGAAAGATTTTCAACCGGGAATCCTTCGAATAAGAACTTTCCATCGACGTAGCTCAACCCTTGAACCGGCATAGTACCGCGATTGAGGATCCCAGACCGCAGCACTCGAATCGAATCGATCGTCTCGTCGAGCTTCGAAGCGAATTCCTGGGCTTCCTCGGCTCGCTTCTGCTGCGCGAATACTCCACTGCGTTGTTGGGTCCATGTTCGGAGAGCTGCGTTCTTCACCTTGTCGGCAGCTATCGCGAGCTTGGCTTGGTTGATTTCATCGAGGCGAGGTTGGAACGACTCACCAATGACCGTTTCCTGCTTCATATCGACAGCCTTCTGGAGAAGCGTCTGCCGGTGCTGCTTTAGGTTGTTGAGCGTGTTTTCCATGTCTGCGATCTCTTTCTCGCAGCGAAGGCATCGCTCTTTAACGTCGTTCAGGTCCTTGACCTTCTGATTGATCTCGCCCTGTTTCTGTTGGATCTGACGAATCTCGGCATCGTGCTCGCCAAGCAGTCTATCAGCTTCCGGGTCCGTCACCGTACCGGCTTGAGGTTCATTCGGATTCGATTGCTCTTCTTCGTACTTGTGGCGAGCTAACTCTTCCTTCGCTTTCCGATTCGCTTCAGCGCGGCGGCCATAGAAGTAATCGTGAAACGAATCGAGAACTTTAAGTCCGTGTTGATTGTATTCCATTGGCGGAAGTGCCACCGGAGGGTTGATTTCGCGCACTGCTTGCTCATGGGTGATCTTCACCGGAATGGCTTGCAGGATAGCTTCGACCCGTCGTTTCGGTTCTAGAAGCTCGAGCGGGTTGAATGCCGACGTATCGAAGAGGCTGTTCAGCAACGTCTGGGGGGCTTTCGCTTCCATCTCGTTTTTAGACGCTCTCACCGATTGCGTGCCGGTGGAGTTGATCTTCCTGTGAACGCTGAGACCGTCTGAAAATTCCAAGATGATCTCGGCCTGTGTTTCGCCGACCTTCACCAGGGATCCGTCGGTGCTGCCCTTCAGTCCGATCTCGATTGCTTTGAGAAGGCTCGTCTTGCCGTTGTTATTGGCCCCGACGATCTGGGTGATGTGTTTTGGTTTGATCTCGACGTCCGAGATTGAAAGAAAGTTTTTAACTCTAAGACTGACTAGGTTGATTCCCTGCTCCATTTTTGAAGCTCCTTTTTGGATTGATTTCGTATCACTGGTTAAACTCATTATTCGTAACTGCACAAGTCTTTTTTTCGATTTCCTCCTTATTTTTAAGCGAATTTAGTTCGCAATACATTTCGCAGTCTTGCGTCGAGATCTCCACGTTCCCAGAGTCGATCAGGATCCTGTAGTTGTGAAACAGGAGTTCCATTGAGCACTCGATCGAGCTTGTCTCGGACCTCTTGGCGTTTTCCTTCTGCTTTGATTGCTTCCCATCGCTGCCAGTATTCCTCGGCGGAGATTTCTCCCCGAAGACACTGGTCAGAAATCTTTTCCATCTCGGTGTGATCACAGTGCTGGACCCATGTCATCGTCGCCACTTCGGTAGTACCCCTTCTCTGAATATTTGGTGCCCTCGCTGCCGAACACCAATGTTTTCCCAACGTGCGAACCTCTGCGGCGCATCTTGTTTAAAGTGACTTCTCGGTCGTACTTCGTGATCACTCCGTCTTTGGTTTGCCTTGCGCGATTGAATAGAAAAATGTTGTGCGCTTCCTGGACCGCCGTCGAGGAGCCCTTGATATCAAACTCCGAATTCACTCGACCGTGATCCGTTTTCTTCGGATGCATCACCATGATCATGTGAACGTCCACCTGCTTGCAGAAAATCACCAGCTCGTGAACCACTCGGTCCATCTCGAGCACTTGGTTCTTCTCGTGCGTGACGTCCATGAAGAAATTCAGGTTATCGATCATCACAATTTTCACCCCTCGCATTTCGACCATGTACCGGACGTCGGCCATGAGCTGCTCGACCGATACCCGGTTGTCGTAGAGCGAGAATTCGATCGTGTCGGAAGTCAGGAGCGCATCGTACTTGGTGTGGATGTTTGCCAGGTCTGCTGCCGGCACCGGATCGCCGGTATTGAGATCGCGGCCCTCGAGCACCGAGAGAATGCGCTTCATGAAATCGGTGTGGCCGGTTTCCACGCTCATCACGAATTGCCTGACGTTCTGTTTCAGGAGTTGCGCGGATAGGTTCGCCAGGAAAGTTGTCTTACCCGTTCCGGTGGGTCCGCAGAAGATCGAAAACTCGCGCGGCCTGAAACCGCCAATCGCGTGACTCCATTTCGGCCAGTTGTCCATTTTGATCGACGGGTACGGCTTCGAGAGCTCCTCGACCGCCTGCAGGTAAACCTCCCGCATGTTCAAAGCGCTGGGTGGGTTGATTCGATTGCGGCTCATTCGGTCTCCGTGTCGAGCGATAGATAGGCATTCGTTTTGGTTGGTGGGATAGACTTGCGATACTGCTCCCAAGATCGAGCAAGCCATCTGGCCATGAAGCTGGAGTAATTACTTTTCGGTGCTTTGCGTTGATTAGATTTGCACCATGCCACCGCTTTTAAAATTTCCTGCTTAATCCACTCAGGATCTTCGTAGACGGCTACCCAGGCTGTTTGAGCACTAACCGAAACTTTTTGGAGAAACTCCTCGATGTGAGAATTTCCTAAAAACTCAGTGATCGCACCGGTACGGGCAGCAGCCCGTTCGGTGGTATTATTCTTCTCTTTCTTAGATTCAAAGACAGATACAAATACAGAGGCTTGGGCATCCGTGGAGCATCCGTTCAACTCCGCTTGCACCGCCGGTTGAGTCGTTTCAGCGATATAATTAGGTTTTATTGCATTCCTTTTTTCAGCCGACTTTTCGCCTCCAGTACGAGCTGCTGCAACGCGGCGATTATATTTTTCGCATTGTTCCGACGTACCCAGGACGTAAATTCCGGTCTCAAGCTCCTTCGCCAGCCCGACCTGAATCATCGCTTGTGGGAGTTTCAGAGCCTTCCAGATTTTGAACGGAATTGGACGTTGGCCGTCCTGCCAGAAGCCATGAGCAATTCGCCATGCTGTGACGCAAGCCCAAGTAGCCTTCTGTTCGCTGATCTCGGCTTTCAGATCTAAGAACCTTGGGTCATCCCAAAATTTAGCATTGATAGTGATACTGACTGCCATTGATCCCCCGGTTTCCCACCAAACCACAAGCTCGTCCCCAGATTCGCGGCCGAACCCTTTAGCGAGGGGGATCCCCGAAGGCGCTAACCTCCGGGGTTCCTAATTCGAATTGAATCGTGAGGACCGTTTAGACCAAACGGGCGGTGCAAAATCAAACTTTTATTTTGCAATACGTGCGATTCACCCGAGATCGGCCACTGTAGCGGATCCCCGGTTATGTTGCGCAAAGCGCCGTGAATTGTGTGTGATTTTGGAGCGCCGGGGTCGGACTTGAACCGCCTACTCCCTAGTGGAACTAGGGCGCATCGTCGCTTCTGCTTCCGGCGCACTTCTGCCCTTTATACATGCTCGCACCCATTTCCGCTATTTTTGAAAATGGAATTATTGGGACAGCAAGTCGAGATTTCGCTTCCTCATGCAGAAAGTACATATAGCGGAGCTGCCACCCAGGGAGTGGCGCAGATCCTTCTGGTATTTTATAGGACCCGCCGTTTTTCAACACTAGGGCGACGTTATTGAGCGTTTTTCTCGCCACGATAGTCCCGTCTGCCAATTTCAAAAGAGTTTTATTTTTATTAATTCCAGTGAGGACGAAACCACTCGCCCGATAGATCGTCCCGTCACCGCATTGAGTGCCATCAGCGTAGGAGATCACCCACTGAATATGTGGATAGCTTTTTTTGATCATTCGCATCGCTACCCCCAACGCACGAGATTCGCTATTTCTCGGGAGTTTTGGGCCAAAAGCCATGCGATTCAATTCTAAGAATCCATTCCACGGGGTACCCGGAACGAGTCCAAGCGATTTGTTTTTGTCCATCGATGGTCCGAAGCTCATCACCCCTTCGGCAGCTCCATCGAGAAACACTCCGAGGTGAAGCTGCGAATTTGGAACCACCTTGCCGCTATAGTGGTGAGCCTTCACGATCAGCTTGGCATCCTGGGAAGAAATTGGATGGACTCTTATGTCCTTGGCTTCAGGCATTTTTGTCGAGGAAAAGCTGGCAAGCGCGAGCTAGAGCATTCCCATTCCTGTTTTCATTGCCAGTTTCTTCGAAGTCTCCAAGATCCCTAGCCGCATCCAGAGCTCGGTCGATTACGTCGGCCTGCTCAGTGGTCAAAATGAAAGTGCGCTGCTGAAATGGGCTTTTGTCTGCATTCGAGAGCGGCGGCATCTGATCTAGCGGCGTGATTCCCAGGTCCTGTGTATCGAATCGAAAATGGGTCTTGATGAACGACGGCATCTCGATCATGGGAAAATTGAAGTTTTTCAGCCGTACTGGGTCGATTTTTAAGTCACTGAGAAAAACTCGAAGGCCTTCCTCTTGGACCTTCCCATACTGGCTGGCAGCTCCTAACAGCTTACGTTTGGCCTGCTGCACGTCCTCGGCGAACACTAGGGAATAAGGGATAGGTGGAACTGTCCAGCCCTCTGACCGCATTCTCAGCAGTGTGGTGATGCGCTGGTGCCCGTCCTCGATCCACTTCTTCTCGGCCTGTTCCCAGACGTGCAACGGAAAGCTGAATCCTTCTTCGATGATCTCGGCTTTCAATCCGGAATATGCTGAGTCTTCCAGGGTCTTCAGATCGCCCTGCAGGGGGGCAAATTCCTCAATATCAGCGGTTTTCACGCCTTCGCAGGCAATCCGTACAGTTTTCTTTTGGCTCATGCCCGCAGCATAGAGCAGAAAATTAAGAACGGCAAGATGCCGGAATCACGCGCTTAAGCTGATGAACCTTTCAGCTCCCAAAAAGCCTTCTTATATAGTATACTAATTCGGTATGAACAGGATTACAGCCCTACGCGACTACAGCACCAATCACTCGATATACCGCCGCCAGGCCGCAAAGCTAACAGGCGATGAACGTGCCCAAATCGAGGCCTTCATTCAGGAAAACGACCAGCTTGATTGTCTGGCCTTCGAAAAGAAGGCAACTCGCCTATATGTGGATACAGCAAGACCCAAAAATTCCATCATTATGGTGGAGTTGCTGCTAGTGGCCAACCGAGTCGCATATATGACCACATCTATTTGAAACTACTAGCTTATTATAAAGCTTGCCTCATTTATAACACTCTGTATAACCAACCTCGATGACACCTGCCGAACGCATCCTTATTTTGAGCGCTCTGGTAACCTCGGGTTCCCTAATCCAAACCATCAATGATCTAGCTATCGCCTGCCAATCGCAGGAGTACCATGCCCGTCATCTCGAGGATCCGAAGGACCGATATCGCGAAGGCATGCGGTGGCACACGAACCGGATCGCGCTCGAGGCTGTGTCCGCTGTCATCGTCGATAATGAAAAATGGAACGAGGACTACCGCTCGCGTTCCAAGTCCGGTTGAAATTCCTCATTTTGGTTGAAAAAAACGGAAGTGGTTGAAAAACTCCGTCCATGAGCACTCGCTACATCGATCGCATTTTAAACTCTGAACCATTTATCCCCGAGGACTACGACCCCGCCGAGGATCTATTCGTGCATCCTGGGTCGCCCTACAAGCGACAAACGCCGATTCCCAAGGCTGAGATGGCTGCGATCGAGAGAGGCATCAGAGAGAGAAAGTGTGCGCGTCTCCGACTTTGGAGAGCTGAAAAGAAAAAGGCCCAATCCCCAACGGACTGAGCCTTTGACTTCGGTGGTGTGGAGCCGAACTTTAATTATACAGAGGGTCGATTACAATTTCACCCAGCACCTGGGTCGCGTCCAAGGCCTCAACGGAAATACGAACGCTGCCCGACATGGTGATCGGTACATAGATCGGATTACCGCCAGCGGCGGATTGAATATACGCTTGCGCGACTTCAGTTCCTGCCGATGCCGAAGATGCCGCAATACCGATAGCGAGATCGCCGTAAGCTGCCGCCACGTTAGCGGTGCTGTAAATCAGCAATCCCTTCACTGCTTTGGTGGTTGAGGTGATTACCGGAACCCAAGCAGAGGTGGTGATGTTGGTCGTTGCACACTTCACTCGACCTGGGGTCGCTGACGATGAAATTGCGAATGCATCTGGCATTACCGCCAGCGAAGCCATAACTAACGCGGTCAAAAATACACAAAAATGTCTCATAAATTCTCCTATAGGTTGAAACCAGACTATCACGATCTCGATCTAAATCAATGGTGCCGCGAGTGGGATTCGGACCCACGACCTCCACAGGGGAGTTACACCCGTCAATGCGGTGCTCTAGCCACTGAGCTATCGCGGCTAGACAATGATCTCATGGTGCGTGGGATGACCATACCCAAATCATTAGGCCGGCCAGAATGAAGTACGTGAACCAGAAATAACGCATCATTGCAGCTTGAAGTCCTTTGCACGCTGACCGTGAGCAAGCATCTTCTCGAGCCCGATCTCGAGGAACTTGACCGCAGTTTTCTGCTCCTGGGTACAGGGATACTTCGAACAGAGCTTCTCAATCGAGGCTTTGATCTCGGATAGGGAACCGGAGTCAGTGCACTCTACGGCCTTCCCTGCGGCCTGCCAGGTCGCTATCTGGGCATCCCAACCTTCGGCATCCAGGAGAGCTGGAGTTGACGTGAGAAAGTTGTCACAAGCCGAGCCACGGTTAATTTCGCACTTGGCTTCAATGCCCGGCACTTGGTTGTTGGTGATCTCGCATCGGTCGGACGCGATCGAAGGAATTGGAGAGCAGGACCGAAAGTCCGGCACCGCTACGGCGCATCCACTACTGAGTAGAGCTAGTACCACCGTCGTCTTTAATAAGAGCAGCATTTGCAACGGTGTACGCTTGAAGGGCTGTTTGGATCGCACTGGCATTACCTGATTGTTCTGCCGCGATGAGGTTTTGAAGCGCTTGAGACATTTGCTGCTGCTCCACACCAGTTTGAACGTCGATCACGGCGAACGTCGTCCCGGTCTGAGCGACCTTTGAAAAGAGTGATCCGAAGTAGTTTGCAGCACCTTCCCAGAGCTGTTTGATCACTGGGAGTCCAAGCCAAGGAACGTCTGCTATCGCGATGGCTTCCGCTGCTTTGATAACAGCGGTGATCGCGGCACCTTCAGCGTCGTCGATGACTGTGGCTATGGGATTGGATGGGGTGGGGGTAGTGCTCATTTTGTATTTTGCTGGCGGCTCAAGATCCGACTACGGAATGAAGGACCCCGAACCGCCAACAGCGTCTTAACGCTTAACCGAGTTGAGCCAACCCGGAATTTGCAAAGCTTTCGATTGCCTGAACGAATGGCAATACTGCTGGCTCGTGAGCAGCGATCAAGCTGTTCAATTCTGCTTCACCGAGATTCTCGACAGCGTCAACGACGCCGAGCTGCAATTGAGCCGAACCGGAAACAAGGCCAGATGCCTTACCGCCGCCGACTTGTCCGTCGATAACGAGTAAAACCTTTCCACCCTGCCAACCGATTACAACCGCACCGTTCAAATATGATTTAAGGACCTTCATTGTTTTTTCTCCTTGCGCAAGCGTTTAAGAAGCCACGAGACAAGACCTAGTGACTTTTTGAATAGATACCACTCTAACCCAGTCCAAGCTAAAAACAAGCCATGTATGAAATGGGCCTTAAGCCAGGTCAGAATCACACGACCTTCAGAGTGTACTGTTCTACGTTTGATTGAAGTCCCATGAACTCGTGAAAAGCGACTGAGCTTTCCAGGATGCAACCAGTCCCCAGAATACTACCCAACAAAACGCAGCCTTCTGAGTCTCCGTTATAATTTCCGATATGCCCGCAGAGTAATCCGGTCACAGGTTTTCCCTGAAAAACAGGCACATCCATAACCTCAAATGCGGTAATTGGACCACCGTGGGAGAGCCGATGAATACCCTTAATGCAGGTATAGGTCTTTCCCCTCGCGAGCTTCGGAACAAACGTCGCATCAACAGGATAGGCGTGCTCGAGCGTGACAAGTTTCATCGACTGATCGTCGGAGACGAAGTCGGAAATAATCCCATAGAGAGATGAAGCTTTTGTGGTGAGTGTGAAGTTCATTTGGTTGAAGCCTTTACTTCGTGGATGAAGAAGTGGGAGTCATCGGCGGAGGCTTCCTCTGGGATGCCTTCTTTGGCCTTCAATTGCTTCACGTCCTTTTGCAGGTCGTGGATATCGTTCTCTACTGTGAATGCGAACCAAGCTGTGGTCCAGGCACCTCCGCAGGAGAACACCACTGCGGTAATGAGCCAGAAGAAAGGGACGGATGTTTTGTCGTCGATTTTTGTCATAACTCCTCCGAATCGGGGTGGTAAGGGGAACAATCCTTACCACCCCTGTTCTTTCAGATCTTAGATTGAAGGAGCTGCCGGAGCAGCTGGCGCTGGGGACAAACTGATGACCGATGCGCTCAACGAAAGCTGAGTCACAGAACCAGCGACGATTGAAACCGGTAGGGTTCCAGCCAAAGCAGGTTGTGCATTCACAGCAGGAACGCTCACGGAGACGTTCACGGTTCCGAGCTTACCACTTGGAGTGAAGATCTGGCCGAGTGGGTTTGCTGGATCGGTGTCCGCAGCGAGAGATCCCAACGAGGTATCGTCGAGGCTGTACGCTGGAACAGACGCTGGATCCAGAGGTGCTGGATTTTCTGCACCATCTTCACCGGCGAGGACTAATTTTACGGCTTGGCCGCTATCTTGAACTTGCATTGTACTTATCCTTTCCCCTTGCGAGTTTAGAAATACGAGGCGCGTCGCGAGGGGCAAACTACGCACTCCGTATCGGAGGACCCGTAGGATCTTCCGCAAATCTTTCGAGATGTGACCACCCCTGTGAGTCGAGATTATCACCGAGAGCTGAAAAATAATAAGAGCCAATTCGATCTGGATTAAATTCACAGGTCCGCCTTCTTGCATTTATAAACAGGGTGTCCTTGCTGAACCAAGTCCTGGTACTTACAGGTGTCCTGCCACACGAGTGGATCAGACGCGCATGCAGATACGGTCATTGCGACGACCAAAAATAAGATAAACCTTACAAATTTCATAAGAACCTTCTTAAAAAGCCCATAATAACCGGCCATTTGGTTTTGATTAAAATAAGGATAACGGCAAGCGTCACCCCGACCATGTAGAACGAGAAGTCTTCCAGGTTCGATCCACGCACTTCTGCTGTCTCATAATTCTGATCGTACCAGAACTCTTTGATCGCAGCGTAAGCAGTGAATATCAAGACGCACCACCACTCAGCACCAGGGCCGAAGAGGTAAGTGAATCCCATCACGAAGAGGCATCCGGCAAGCCAGTGGGACATTTGAGCGACTAGGTTGAATGTTGCGAAATCGATCATATTATCTCACGCGCCTTGCTTGAATGAATGAATTCGTTCCCCATGCAGCACCACCTGCTACGGAGTAATTCAGTTGTCCAATTAAATAAATAGTGGTTGTTGTACTGATATTGATTCGACGATTACCCACAACCGATTCTTGTAAAGAAGATGCGCCAAAGGTCCCGCTTAGGATAACTACACCGCCTTGAGTGCCGTTATCCTGCGAAGTTGGATTGAGTGATACAGAACCAACTAAAGTTGTGCCTGCGGTAGAAGCGCCGCCGTTGAGTTCGACTAGTCCGTTCACATCCCAATCGCCGGGCGTTAAGGAAATAGAAGTTATTGTAACAGGGCTGCCGCTACCGCCAACGGATACCGGAGATCCTGGATTAGCCGAAACAAACTCGCCGATATTTCCGGCAGTCGCATTTCCTACCGCTGTAGTCCCTGTAATTTGCGCAGTACTTATACTCAGCAGTACCGGCGAAGGACTCGCCGCGACGTAGCGAATGCAGTGAAGGTGCGAGATCGACGCCGGATGCGTGTCGGCACCCACTCGCGGAGTTCCGTTAGTTCCGTCGGTTATCGGAGCCCCGGTAGTTTGTACGACTCCTCCAGGGCCACTTGCAGGAACGGCCTGTGTTGTTCCACCGCCATTAGTGAAAAAGCTATTCACAATATAGTGAATGTGCCCCTGCATCTGATCGTTATAGTTAGTGCCTTGAGCGCCCACGAACGCAGCGCCGTTTGAGTTGACTAGCGTTCCGCTTGTACCCGCGCCACGTTCCCAAACCCCTCGTGCGTCGGGTACGGTGAAGTGGGTACCGTCAACGCTTCCGTAAGTCGTTCCGATCGAACTGAAAAGCCCCGGATAAGATGCGCGCAGTAAACTTGATCCGTCTTCGGGAATGGTGCCGAGTGGACAAGACGTTGCGGCGGTGATTAATTCGTCGCCCGCGTTGAGTCCACCACTCGACGCGAGAAAAGTGGACCCGCCTGATGTCCATCCGGTGATCGGGACCGAATAGTACAGGGAAACGGTCTCGCCGTTTGCAATAAGAAGGTTAGGTGCCGCAACACCTGTACCGCTTTGAGTGGCCCCCGTGAAACCAAGTCCAATCTGAGACCCGCCAGCGGACGCAAGAACTGGATTATTCACTTGACCGGATGTGCCACCAGACCTAACCCAGTGACCAACGATCCCGGCTGCCGCTGATATTTTATTTGGATCAATCGTAACATTTCCGTTGGTTCCATTAGATCCAAGGGTAATACCGGATGTGGTTCCCGTAACGGTTCCTGCTGTGAAGGTAAGCAAGCCCTCAAGAGAGTCCCCGACTCTTCTAGAATAAGAAGAGACGGCTGTGACTGTTCCGAAGCCAAAAAAAGTAGGCGTGTACGCCACATAATCGCTTACGTTGGTGCCCGACCCGATGTTAAAAAACCTAGCGTCCACCACAAAGAAATCGTCAAGCGCGATCGAAGTTTGCCCCGACCCGGACGTCGTTGCCGTCGTCTGTAAACCTACTTGCAAATTTCCAGACGACGGGCAAACGAAATTGATCGCTTGAAAACCCCACGTGCCCGTAGCGGTCGGAAGCGCAACCGAACCAAGAACCGTCGAGCTTTGAACGACTTCAAACTGCAAAACACCATTTGCGGCCGTCGCGGTGTTTCCGATGTAGAAGAAACCCGCAACGCAGTTTTGCCCGAGCAAGTTTGGCGGTATCGCTTGCGCGGTCGAGAGAAAGTTTTGCGATGACGTACTCGCAGCTGGTTGCCAAGTGCCGTCAAGGTTTCCGGTGTGCGGACCCGACGACGTCCCACCAAATCCGGCGCTAGCGACCCATCCGGCTGTCCCGTTTTCAAAACCAGGATTAGATGGAAAATTTACAACCGTGTGGATCATCGCTTGATCCGACGGAGAAAGAGCTGCCAGAGAAACAGTAATTAAACCTGTGTTGAGTAAAATCAATAATGACGCAATTAGCTTTTTCATTGAAACGTCGCCTCCGCAGCGTAAGTCATGGCTTTAATAATTCCGGTACCAGTGTCAGTTCCTCGCTTGAGGCTGACTAAAATCGAATCCCCAGGCGATACCGAGACACTGTTTATCTTCCCCGTCGAGTCCGTTAAGTCAAACGCTACCTGCTGTGGGATCGAACTAGTCCCACTAGAGAGAGTCACAGCAGTGTTTGTCGAAGTCCTTTGATTCGTCGTGCTAATGATCACGTCGGTTCCGCTCCTGATCAGAGTTGCAACCGTTTGAAGCAGTGCAGTACCAGTGCTGTCACCGTCGTAAAAAGGGAATCTCAGTCTAATTTGATTGCCTGTGAAGTAGCTCGTCGGGACGTGAACCACGGTATTGAGTACCTGAGTCAGAGCACTTTGGAAGTAGTAAACGAGTAAACCGTTTTCGAAGCTTGAGATAGGCGAGGTGTTGTTCTCGCTCCATTGAATCGAAACGCTCTCGATGATGAAAGCTGTGCAGTTTGCGGTCCCCGCAGCGGTGACTCCGGTTGCATACTGACCAGTCGGGCACTGCGAGGGCGTTGCAGCCAGTGCCGTCGCTGTCGCAGCGTTCCCAGAGGTGTTCGAGCTGATCGTGCTTGCGAGATTGATCGTGGTTCTGGTCGCAGCCGTGTCCGTCGATGTAAAGTTTGTGCTGAAATTCAGTGCCGGTTCTTGAGTCTGAGCCGTCGTGTTAGATTGGATCGTTTGATAGAACAGCGTCGGCGTTCCAGATACCTGGGAATACGCCACAGTGGTACAGGCTGGAGCCCCACCAGTGCTGATAGAGCTGACAAACTGGTTCGTACAGGTAATTGATTCGACCCCACCCAGCGAGCTTGCCCCAGGCAAAGGAAGGTCGACACCGGCGATCACGTTCCAGTTTGGAGCAGCACTCGCAGATCCAGTCCCTGTTTGAGTCAGGAACTTCTTCGTAGCAGTCGTATTCCCTATAACACGAGATGGAGCACCGCTTGCTCCGCCAGAAATCATATCCCCGAGTGTCGTCATTGGGTTCACGAATCCAGATGGCAGCGTGAAATAACCGAGTGTGGCGCTTCCGTTTGTCCCGTAATAGCTACTCGCAGGGGGAGTAGCTGAGTCGTTCACTAGGGTGACATTGCTTCCGCTTTGAATTAGGGAGTCCGAGAAAGTCAGGGGGGATCCCACAGTTGTGCAGTTCGCATTACCGCTAGTCGCAATCCCTGTCGCTACCTGGCCACCTGTGCATTGTGTCGGGACGGATGCCAACGCGGTTGCTGTTCCTGAATTGCCGGTAGTGTTTTGATTCAGGACCGGGACATCTGCAGCGACGATCAATCGGAACGCCGGCTGTCCGGATCCGCTGGTTGGTCCTGCGAAGAACATGTTCGCGCTTTGGCTTAACAGGGTTTGAGTAAGTGTTCCGGATCCCGTGATAGGGCCTCCAGACCAGCCGTAGATAGGCGTAGTGCTTCCGTCCGCAGCTTGGACGCTAGAAACCGATCCGCCTCCGCCTGAACCAGATACGGAGGGCATAAAGAGAACTACGAGGTAGGTGCCAGCCGATCCGTTCGTGGAAAGCACGCGTCCGACCACCTGACCACTGGCGGGCAAGGATGAACCCGAGTCGTGGCACTCCCCGCCACTGCTCGAGGAGATCTGAACGTAGTCTCCAGCGGTGGTGCCATTATCGAAAATACAAGCTTCCTGGCCAACCTGGGCGATATCGGCATTTCCAACCGTACCAGCGCCAGCAGCGACGATCCCGATCACACCGCTCGAGTCAGTGGTCGCCGTGATGACAACCTTTCCAGCAGCGGTGAGTTTGGCGAGCTTATGAGCCGTGGTTCCAGTGGAGGTGTCGTTCGCGAGCTGAATCGTTTGAACCTGAACTCCAAGGGACTGAGGGCCTGCCGTGTAAGTATTCGGCTGGTTCAGCCTAGGGAAGACGCTGAAAGCCGGGATGTTCGGAATATCAAAGAGCGTCAATCGCTGAGTAACGTCCGTCGTCGAGTCTACATAAGGAAACGAGTCAGTTGACGTCGTCGCGGCACCGCTACCGAGAGGAAGCTGGGAAAGCTTCGTGTCCGCGATTGCATGATTTGAAAACAGTAACAGAGCGAGAATCGATAGATTTTTCATTCCTACCTCAAGCGATCAAATTTTTGACGTAAGTCGAAGTTGCAATTTGGAACTCCGACGCTCCGATGTTGAAATAAGTGCATGCGAAAATTCCGATCTGCGGAGCCCAAGCGATGCTCTCGATCTGGCTGTTCGCGTTCACGCTCCAGGTAATTCCATCGAGAGAAGTTTGGATGCAGGAATCCTGGCCAGTGATCAATAAACCAAGCTCCGGAGCCCAGACTATCGTTTCAATCCGCTCATTGACGGCAGTTGCCTGTGGGGTCCAATTGATCCCATCTGGAGAGGTCAGGATCGTGTCATTTGTGATCCCGTTGTCATAAGCCGCACCAACGAACAACCCTAGTTCTTTCGCCCATACGATGCTGTGCAAAGCAACTGTCGAAGCGGCCAGTGCTCTCCCCGTCCAAGTTATCCCGTCGGGAGAGGTCATGATGTACTGGCTTCCTGCTACTTGATCTCCGCAGGCCACGAATAAACCAACCTCTGCGCTCCAAGCCACGCTCCACCAGTGGGTGTTGGTATTCGCAGGGGTGCGAGCAGTCCAAGTGATTCCGTCTGGAGACGTCAGGACGTTGCTTGAGCCAGTGAATCCAACCGCGACAAGCAGTTGAAGTTCCGGAGACCAGCAGATTGTCACCATGCCAGAAGTCCCGATAGCTCGGCTGGTCCAGGTAACACCGTCCGGAGACGTCATCATTGCGTTCGTGGTGTTGCTGATCGCAACGAACAATTGAAGTCCTGGAGCCCAACAGATATTCCCGATCGCCACGTTTCCTGGAGTGGTCCGCGTCGTCCACGTCACTCCGTCAGGTGAGGTCATTATAGAGTTGGATGCTCCGCCAGTTCCGCCGCAAACGAACAGACGAAGCTTAGGGCTCCAGCAAACAGATCCCCAGCTCCCAGAAGGAGTGGTTTGAGCTACGAGCTTCGTCACAGCGATGTTTGCAAGGGTCGAATTGACCTGTGGATTGAGCCCGAAAATGTAACGCAGGTTCTGCCAGTAAGCACCGTTCGTGGTGGCGATTCCGGAGATCCCGGTACCAGCGGTGTCATTGATACATCGGAAATAACTTCCACCAAAAGCGACCACGCTGCCCTTGAAATAGGTGGTGTTCGTCTCCCAGTACGGAATCCCGTCCTGGAGCATATTGCAGAGCATGTAGCAAACGACGTAACAAAACGCGTTCATGTCCTCCATGTTGAAGGCGTTGTTTCCATCGACTGCCGAGAACCAGCCCTCTAACCATTGAGAAAGGGATTGAATGACTGCCGGATCCTGCGTGGTAGCTCCAGCGCCAGCGGCGAAGCTTCCGAAGGTGGTGATCTGCCCAGTTCCGACAGGTCCCACGGCTGATGTGGATCCGAAAAGTTTAAGGAATTTTCTCGTTAATTTAGACATTGTTCACTCCGTAAGCGTAAGTTTTCCACGGTTTGGTCGTGCTGTAACTCGAATATGTGTTGGCTCCACTGGCATTGTAAAGAGGGACCAAGTAGGTCCTGAACCCCAAGAACTTCTTCGTGGCGATATTTGGCGCGTAAGTCACCGTAGCGAGCTGGACAGCCATAGGCTTCGGAAGGTATCCCCCCACCACAAAGAACTCAGCGAGCTGTTGCGTCCCGATCGACGCGTCAAAGTAATAGCTCATGCGCATGTCTTGGTGATCCCAGACGTTAATAATCCCTTGAAAGAACTCGAAAATGAGTGCTTGGATCGAAAAGAAGTCGCTGGTTGCTGAGTTCTTGATCAACGCGATCAGTATTAAAATCGTGAACTGGTCATCATTTAGGGTCATTGGTCCGGAGAAGTTATTACCGTACCGAGTCACACCAGCGTATTTTCCGATCGAATCAAGTCTAGATCCTATGGCGTTCGCGCCGGAGACAGTCCCCAAGGTGAAGGCATTCTGGATAGCTTGAGGTTGGGTAAAATTCGCATCCCCGTCGGCAAGGTAACTCGTGACAGTAGTGATAGCTACGGCCAGGGAGTTCTTCAGGGTGCTGTTGACGATCGTAATATCGCTGGCCTCTGGAGTGATCCCAACCAAAACGAATTGGAGAGATTCTTGAGCGAGGCTGCCTTGAGCCGTAATCATTCCCGCACCAGTGAGAGCGTTCAAAGCA